GTAATAACTGAGCCAATAAAACATTGGGGTGGCAAAGACCTCATGGAGACTGTTGGTATTATCATGGCAGAATATGACAGCGTACCCTACAAGGATCGCCCAAGTGAAATATTAGTTGACTCTATTGGATTAGGTGCAGGTGTTGTTGACCGATTGGTTGAATTAGATATGCCCGCCAGAGGGATTAATGTTGCCGAGAGCAGCAGTATGAGTGATCGTTATATGCGATTACGTGATGAGTTATGGTTTAAGTGTCGTGAATGGTTAGAGCAAAAAGATTGTGCTATTCCTGACCAAGACGAGCTAGTAATGGAATTAACTGCCGTTCAATATGAGATATTGTCGAGTGGTAAGTTTAAGGTCGAAAGCAAAGACCAGATGAAAAAACGTGGGTTTAGAAGTCCAGATGTAGCTGATGCTCTTATGTTGACATTTGCAGGTTTGGCGGTGAGAGCCTCCGGGAGTGGTGCAGGTTATAAATTCAACCAACGTATTGATTATGGCAATAATGGGTGGATTGTATGATTCCATTCCCTGATAAAAAATACAATATTATATATGCAGACCCTGCTTGGGAAGTAAAGAGGGGGTGTGATTGGAATAGTAATGGCAAGACAAGACCACTGCCTTATCCGACTATGTCATTGGATGAAATTAAAGCATTACCTGTAAAAAATATATCTGATAAAGATTGCAAGTTGTTCTTGTGGACAATTAATAAATACTTAGATGATGCTTTTGATGTAATGCGAGATTGGGGGTTTAAATATTCAACAACCCTTGTTTGGACAAAAAAACCTAGAGGTTTGGGATTAGGTGGCACATTTACTACAAATGCCGAATATCTGTTGTTTGGTTATAAAGGTAAGCAAAAGGCAATCAAAAAAAACGACTCTTGTTGGTGGGAATTGCCACGCAGTTACCATAGTAAAAAACCTGATTTTTTTCGCAATCTAATATCACAAACATATAACGAAAACGAAAAAAAAATAGAATTGTTTGCTAGACAAAGATTTGATGGTTGGGATTGTTGGGGTAATGAGGTATGAGCAAAAAAGACTCCTACATAATTAAAACATTATCATTGCAAGAAGTCTTAGATGGTCAAGAGGTGCATGATTGCAATAGATTCTTTGCAGATATTATTACACAATTAATGACAGATGATATTGCTGATGGTGATACTATAGCAACATCATTATGTATGTTGGCACATGATATGTTGGTTGCACAGCACATGACTTCATATGAAATACAAGAATTTGTGGACACAATATTCCCTAGAACAGGGTATCAACTCCACTTACATGATTAGCCACCTACTAACAAAGTCACAAGCTGATATATAATCTTACACACTTATCACTTCTTGTTTGTAGGTGGTCACAGAGGTAAAAATGGTAAAAAAAGCATTTCAGAATAAGAAGGGTGGACTTAATCAAAAGGGTCGTAATTTCTTTAAAAGAACTGAGGGTAGTAATCTTCAAAGACCTATAAACAAAGGTACAAATCCTAGACGTATAAGTTTTGCAGCTAGGTTTGGTAATAATCCCGGTCCTATGTTGGATAGTAAAGGTAGACCAACTAGGTTAAACCTTGCACTTAGAAAATGGGGATTTAGTTCAAAGCAACAAGCAAAAACATTTGCAAATAAACATAAGAAGACATAATGCAAAGCAAACTTTTTAGTTTCATTGAAAGTGTAGCAAATGTCATTGTTGGTTTTGTTGTTGCTGTATTATCAAATGTTTTGGTCTTACCCTTTTTTGGGTTTGAGCCAACATTTAATGAAGCTGCAAGTATTGGTTTAATATTTACATTAATATCATTATGTAGAAGTTATATACTAAGAAGATTGTTTAATAAAATAAAAAGATAGGAGTTATCAAATGCCCGGTATGAAAATGTATTCAAAAAAAATGACTATGAAGCCTATAAAAAAAGGTGCTAAAAAGAAACCAATGAAATCTATGAAGAAGATGTCATATGGCAAAGGCAAAAAGTAAATCAACTGTCAACAAGGCAGGTAACTACACAAAACCTACTATGAGAAAAAATCTTTTCAATAGGATTATGGCAGGTAATAAAGGTGGTAAAAGTGGTCAATGGTCAGCGAGAAAAGCACAAATGTTGGCAAAAGAATATAAAAATAAAGGTGGAGGGTATAAGTAATGGCAATGAAAAAGACATTAACAAAACGTCAAGAAAATGCTCTAACCAATCATAAGAAAAAAGGCACTCACACCAAAAAGCATATGGATAGTATGAGAAAAGATATGCTTAGAGGTATGACTTTTACTCAAGCACATACTAGAGCCATGAAAGGTGTTGGTAAGTAATGGCACTCAAACCAAGACAAGCTGCACTAAGAACATGGGGTAAAGAAGAATGGGGTACTAGAAGTGGTAAACCATCAATACAAGGGTCAAAAGCTACAGGTGAAAAGTATTTACCAAAAGCAAAAAGACAAGCCATGTCAAAAAAAGAATATGACAGATTAACAAGACTAAAAAGACAATCTATCAAAAAAGGTAAGCAGTTTAGTCGTGACCCTAAAAAGAAAAGGTAAGTAAATGGCAAAGATGGATGATGCTTCTTTCAAGGCATTGATTAATGACTATGTAACAGAAGCGGTTAATTATTATGATACTGAGTTCGCATCAGAGAGGTCAGAAACATTAGATTACTATTTAGGTGAGCCTTTTGGTAATGAAGTAGAAGATAGAAGTCAAGTTGTAGCAACTGAAACAAGAGATACTATAGAGTATATCATGCCACAATTGATGAAAATTTTTCAGTCTTCTGACAGTTTTGCACGTTTTGTAGCAAGGCAACCTGAGGATGTCAAGGCAGCAGAACAAGTAACAGACCTCACAAACTATATTATTAATAGTGAAAACAGAGGTTTTGTTAATATATATAATTGGTTCAAAGATGCCTTGTTGTTTAAGATTGGGGTTATGAAAGTCTTTTATGATGAAAACCTTGAAACTGTTGAAGAAGAATATACTGACCTTGATGAAACTGAACTAACATTATTACTAGATGACCCTAATGTAGAAGTAATTTCTCAATCAACAAATGAAGTAGGTGTGGTTGTAGGTGAATCACAAGATGTCCCAACAGAAGAAGAAGTAGACATTGATGACATCCAAGATATAGTAAGTGGTGAAAATCAAATACCATTATCTGTCACATATGATGTGCAGATTAAAAGAACAAAAGATAATGGTAAGATTAGAATTATGAATATCCCACCTGAAGAATTTTTGTTCTCAAGACGTACTGTAAATTTAGAAACAGCAGATTTTGTTGCACATAGAACTACTATGAAAGTAGGTGACTTAGTCAATGATGGTTATGACTATGACACTATTATTGAACATTCAGGTTATTCTGAAATTGAAAATGAAATGGAAGTCCAACAAAGATTCCAAGATACTGAGGGTGGTGCTAAACATGAGAGCAAGAATGACCCTAGTATGCATGATTGCTTAGTAACAGAAATATATCTAAGAGCAGATTATGATGGTGATGGTATTCCTGAGTTAAGACGTGTTCTTTCTATAGGTGAGGGAAACTTCATATTAGAAAATGAGCCATTTGACCACATTCCATTTTGTGTCTTATCACCAATATTAATGCCACATAGAATGGTTGGGTTATCTGTTGCTGAAATGGTAAAAGACTTACAACTTATTAAGTCCACAGTTTTAAGACAACTTCTTGATAATTTGTATTTGACAAATAACTCAAGGGTTGCTGTAGTAGAAGGTCAAACAAACATAGAAGATTTATTATCTTCAAGACCGGGTGGCATAGTAAGAATGAGAGCGCCGGGTATGGTACAGCCATTGTCTGTTCCACAAATAGGTTCAGCAGGTTTCAATATGCTTGAGTATATAGACCAAGTTCGTGACCAAAGAACAGGTTTCTCAAAAGCAAGTTTAGGTTTAGACCCTAAGGTTCTACAATCAACAACTGCATCAGCAGTTCAAAGTACAATACAAGGGGCGCAGTTAAAAACAGAAATGATTGCTAGGGTTTTTGCTGAAACAGGTTGCAGAGATTTAGCTAGTTTAATTTTATTATTATGTTCTAAACATATGATGAAAGAAAAAACAATTAGAATAAGAAATGAGTATGTGTCAATTGACCCAAGAGCATTTGATAATGAGTTTGACATTTCTATTGAGGTTGGACTTGGTAATGGTAAGCAAGAAGAAAAAATGCAAATGCTTCTACAAGTTGCAGGTAAACAAGAACAGTTAATCCAAACATTAGGTATGGATAATCCTGTTGTTAAACCAAGTCAGTATGTCAACACACTATCTAAGATTATTGAGATGGCAGGATTTAAAGACACATCACAGTTCTTTAATAGTGCTGAACAGATTGACCAAGTTCTTTCACAGCAACAGCAACAACAAGCAGAAGCAATGTCCCAAAATAATAGTGGTGCAAATGCTATGGCAATGGAAGTAGACATTGAAAGACAAAAACTACAAGCGGACATTGCACTTGATAGAGAGAAAATGTTGCTTGAGATTGAACTAGAAAGAGAAAAGTTTGAAAGAACTTTAGAGTTAAGAAAACTAGAACTTGAAGCTGAACTAGAGTTAAGAAGGCAAAAGTCAGCATTAGGTGGTAATATTAGCACTAACCTACCACAAGCATAAAATATAACATGTCACTTGATGAAGATAAAATAAAGGGTGAACTAGCTGAAACCCTAAGAAATAACCCATTGCTGAAAGAGATATTTGACGTAATGAAAGAATCATACATCACAGATTGGTCACAGACTGAACTGAATGATGTTGATAGTAGAGAACATGCTTTCTATTTACTTAGAGCATTGACAGAAATAGAAGACAAGATAGAGTCTATTATTTCTTCAGGTAAAGTAGCAACTAAGCAAATAGATAGCATTGTTCGTAAAAAATAACCAAACAATGAGGTAAACATGAGTAGTATTCCTGAGGGAACTAATCCTGATACACCGCTAGATACACAGACAGCGGTAAATTTACTTTTGAATAATGATACCACCCCTACTCAGGCAAGTGAGGATGTTCAAAAGTCTGAAGACACACCAATTGAGGATGTGTCCACTGAAGAAACTGAAGTTGAAGAAGATGTAGACGTTGTAGAACAATCTGCTGATGATGATACTGAAGAAGAAAGTGAACAGTATGATGAAGAATCTGATGAAGAAGAAATCCCTGTATATTTAGCAAAAGTTGATGGTGAAGAAGTTGAGGTGTCTGTAGATGACTTAATTAAATCATATCAACTAGAGCAAACTGCACAGAAACGATTGCGAGATGTAGCTGAAGATAGAAAGAAAATATCTTCTGAAGCACAGCAAGTTGAAGCAGAACGTAAATACTATGCTGAGAACATTGCACTTCTGCAAGATGCCTTGAAACAAGTTCAAACAGGCAACAGAACAGAACAGCAATGGACAGAGTTGTACCGAACTGACCCTATTGCTTATATGAAAGCAAAAGAAGATGCCCGTGACCAAGAGCAAAAAGCACAAGTACTTGCTCAAGAGCAGATGGCTCTGCAACAAAGACAGATTGAAACTGAACAGGTAAAATTATTAGAAAGAATACCTGAGTGGAAAGATAGCGAAGTTGCACAAAAAGAGAGAAGTAATATTGTTACTTATGCAAAAAGGTTTGGGTTCAATGAGCAAGAAATAGCTGCAACTAATGACTCAAGAGTAGTTGATTTATTAAGACGTGCTTATCTATTTGATGAGTTACAATCAAGAAAACCAACTGCTACCAAAAGAGTTAAAAAAGCACCTAAGATGCTCAAAGCAGGTAAACCAAAAGGCAAAGTAGATACACAGCAAATTGCTAAGAAAAAGGCATTTGACCAACTAGCGAAGTCGGGTCGCAAAGAAGACGCGATTTCATACTTACTAACTAAATAACTGATTAAGGAAAAAACAAAATGGCGACATATGCAACGGCAAATAGCATTGGACAGAGAGAGGACTTATCTGACATCATTTATAGAGTTGACCCAACTGAAACACCTCTTGTGACAGCAATGGCAAAAGAAACTACATCAGGTGTTACAACTGAATGGCAAGTTCAAGAACTAGCTGCAGCAGTTGATACAAACTATGTAAATGAAGGAAGTGACTACTCTTATGTCAATCCAAGTGCAACAACTAGACTGAATAATATTCATCAGATTTCTGCACAAGCAGCACAAATCTCAGGAACATTAGATGCAGTTGATACAGCAGGTAGAGCAAAAGAATCTGCCTATGTAAAGGTTTTAAAAGGATTAGAGCAAAGACGGGACATTGAGAAATCATTGTTCAAGAATGAAGCTAAATCCGGCTCAGACCCAAGAAAAACTGCAAAACTATTAACATGGATTACAAATGGTTCTAAACCATCTGACATGGGTTTTGCAGCAGGTACAGGTGCAGACACCGCAGATGTAACAGGTACAAATGCAGCACTTACACTAGCTAAAATTGATGAAGCAATCAAAGCTGCTTACATTGATGGTGGCTCACCAAGTATGCTACTAATGTCACCAACTAACAAGGTGAACTTTAGTGGTCTATCATCAGGTTCAGTAGCAACTAACCAAATCACAACAACTGCTCCTCAAGAAGCAGCAATTGTTGGTTCAGTAAGTTTATTCTTATCTGACTTTGGTACTTTAGATGCTGTAGTTGATAGGCAGGCGACTGATGCTGAAATGTATGTAATTGACAAAGACTATGTGAAACTTGGGTTCTTACCGGGTAGACAATTTAGTGTGTCAGACGTAGCACCAACAGGTGATACAACAAAATTTAGTATCATATCTGAGTATGCCCTCATTGTGACGGCTCCAAAAGCTCATGCAGTAGTTATGGGACTAAACGGCTCATAAAACTATAACAGAGTGGTGGCTATATGGTCACCACTCTTTGAGGGTTTAAAAATGAAGAAAATTTTATCAAGTGATGGTGTGTCAAAAACCACATCAATGAATTATGATGTTCATAAAGAAGAATATATTATTGAAACTGTCCAAAAGGTTGATGGAGTAAAAGACCTTGCTAAAGGGCAACTCCAAAACCACCGAGCAGGTGACATGATTGGGAACACTCAAAAGCATTGGCAAAAAGTAGGTGAGATACCCAATACAATCTATTATGACCTACTACAAAAGTTTGGTAGCCCACAACAGAACCCTAAAGCATGGTTCAGGTGGTTGCAAGACAGTGACAATAAAGCATTTAGAACAACTAATGGAAGACTAGTATAATGGCATTTTCAACATATAGTGAATTGAAAACAGAGATTGCTAATTTCTTGGCAAGAGATGATTTGACTACACAGATACCTAGTTTTATCACACTAGCTGAAGCAAGAATGTCAAGAGAGTTAAATTCAAGAACTCAAGAAAAAAGAGCAAATGCAACTACAACATCAGGTGATGGATTTATTTCATTACCAACTGATTTGAGGTCTATTAGGAATGTCCAACTAAACACAGACCCAATAACTATACTACAATATAATACTGTTGAAATGTTGAATAGAGAATACAATTCAGGTGGGACAGGTAAACCAAAGGCATATACAATCATAGGGTCTGAACTTGCAATAAGACCTATACCTGATACAGCATATACATTAGAAATTATTTATGGTGAAAGTTTAAATTCTTTATCAGACACAACTACAAATAATACTATTTTAACAAGACACCCTGATGCATATTTATATGGGTCACTTACTAATGCTTACTCTTATCTAATGGATGAGCAAAGAGCCACTACATATGATGCATTGTTTACAAGAATCATGTCTGAGATTATCAAAGATACAGAAGATGCTAGGTATGGTGGTGTACTATCAATGAAAACAACTTATAGAGGAACATAACATGTCAGCAATGTCAGACTATTTAGAAAATGAAATATTAGACCATATACTTAGAAATGCAGCGTACACTCCTGCAAGTACAGTTTATATTGGACTGTCAACAGGTAGTTTTAACGATGATAATTCAGGAACAGAACTAAGTGGGAATGGTTATACAAGAAAATCAATTGCATTTGATGCAGCTAGTGGTGGTGTATCAGATAATACTTCCAACGTAGATTTTGATGCAGCAACAGGTTCATGGGGAAGTGTGTCACATTTTGGTTTGTTTGATGCAAGTTCTAGTGGCAATCTACTTATACATGGTGCATTTAGTGCAGCAAAAACTGTAGCAAGTGGCGACATACTTCGTATTGCGGCAGGTGAGTTAGACATAACCGCAGCTTAGTATTATGGCAACCCTTGAGCAGCTAGATGCATTTGGGACTATGGATGGACTTGATTCATTTGGAAGCCTTGAAGCATTAGACAATCTAACGTTACATGAAGCAGCAGGAACAGGTACAATAGCAATTACAGAAAGTTCAAGTGCTGTCCGTATGCAACAAGCAGTTGGAGCAGGTACGTTAGCAATAACTGCAGCTTTAAGTGCAAACTTTTTGGTTAATGTAGCAGGTACAGGTGCAATAGCTATTACAGAGAGTTCTGCATCTACATTAATTAGGACAGTTGCTGCTCTTTCTGAGTTAATAGTTACAGAAAGTACAAGTGCATCTCTAATACATATTCCAACAATACCTAATGCAACATTGTCTATTACAGAAAGTGCAGGTACAACAATAATACTTACTTTTGGTGCATCTGAAATTTTAACAATAACCACATCACTTACAGGTGAAGTACTTGGTGAAACTTGGACAATAATTACACCTGATGCACCAATATGGAGTACATTGATATGATTGAGTTTGGGGAATGGCTACCTGACCAAAGTGATTTGGGGAATACAGGTGTGTTAGAAGCAAAGAATGTTTTGCCAAGTTTAAGAGGTTACAAACCTGTTAAAGGTATATCTACTATATCCAATGCAGCAGATAACTATTTAAGAGGTATGTTTGCTACAAGAAAACAAGATGGTACTGTCCAACTATTTGCAGGTGATAGTGCAAAACTATATAAATATGCATCATCAGATTCTGATTTAGATAGTGTTTCAACAAGTGGAAACTATACACTTGCATCAGATGATGTTTGGAAATTTGTGCAGTTTGGTGATAGCATTATA